AATGCTCGCTTGAGCTTCTGCACCCCGTTGAGAATATCGGTTCTGATTGGATCAGTGGTTGACCTCAACGGGATCCCTAAACCCTTGGGTGGAGCTGCTCGCATCGCTCGAAATGCTGAAGCGCCGGTTTGGTCATTTCGAGCCTTGCCGGCTTTATCAGCACAGCCCTCATCGAGCCAGATTCGAGGAGCTGGGGCTTGATGCTGAATCGATCGAGGCCAAGCAATAGCGAGGATCAATAAGGCGAGCTGCTCAATGGTGACCTCATTGGGGTTCAGCTCAGCGCAGATCACATCAGCGTTTAGCCGCTCATCATGAGCGAGGATGAGCACTGATGGTTTTCGGAATCCCCAGTCAATCGCAATGCGAGCGCTCATCTCTGGCGAGTACTCCCAGTCATCAATCACCATCGTCTCAGCGTCAAACTCTGAATAGACCAAGCCGCTTGGAGGTCGTGGCTTGTTCATCACCATAGCCTCACGCTCTTCTTTGGGGAGCAGCTCAGTGGCCTCAAACCACTCGTCAGAGAGATGAGCCTTATTGACGTATGAGGTAAAAAGCAGAGGGGAGAGGCCGGCGCCCTCAGCCATGGCACACCACCAAGCATCTGCCACAGGAAGGCCCACAAGGATCATGATGGGCGATGGACCTGAGCGCAAACGGCCCAGCGCTTTATGCGCTACCTCAGCGGTGAGCGTCTGACACTCATCAATGAGGCAGCAGCCAGAGGTGATGTTAAGACCCTCAAGCGGGTTGTGAGTTGCATCCCTTGTGCCGGGTCTGAAGTAAGAGCGACACCAAACCGTTGAGCCTGTGGTTGGGTCTAGCCATTGCCTCAGAGAGTGGTTGTAGGTCCAGCCCAATGGCGACAACCATTTTTCCATCTCAGGCATTAACACCGAGTTGTATCTGGGGTTGGTGTCAGTGACCAAGAGCGAGGAGCTGCCAGCGCGCCACTTGGAGATGAAGAGGATCGAGAAGACCAGCGCTGAAGTCTTGCCAGCTCCCCAACCACATCGAGCCGCGATGATTCTATCTTGTCTTCTGATCCTCGCGATAAGATCCTGCTGAAGCGGGTTGAGGCTTAATTCTCTTTCTCCCATAGCTTAAGGCCTTCCTCAGTCACGCGCCACACTGTGGTTGATCTGCGCCCATCTTTATCGGTGGTGTGTTTGTGGACGGTCGCCCCAATCTCAGCGTTAATTATATCGACGGTTGAGCGCTGCCAACCATGATCTTGGCTCTCCTCAGCCACCTTGATATAAGCGCCCTCAATCTCATAGGTCGCGCTGAAGAGGTGGTGAAGCATTGACCACTCTCTCATCAAGCAAATTTGAACCATCACTTTGCCCCCTTGCTGATCATCACCTCGAGCTCATCAAGCCGCTTCTTATAGATGTTGTGAAGCTCAGCCGCGAGCTCAGCATCAGCGCCGCCCTTGTCTGCCCGAAGCTTCAGCAGCCTCACAAGGTTCCTATCTTGAAACGCCCATCGAGCGAGGACTGGAGCCGCGTTGATCTTGGTCGCGTCATACGTCTTCATCATCATTCTCCTTCTCCTTCTCTAATTGTTTAACTCTCTCGTCAGTTTGTAAAATCATCGCCATGACCATAGAGGCGCCGCCGTCGTTTGCTTGATTATGGTTGAGCTGGACCTCTTGACGCGCCCCCCATCGCTCAGCCCACCGCCGTTCAAGAATCCAAGCGGTTCCTCTCCAATCTCCCGTCTTATCTTCAGCGGCTCTTTTGAGCTGCCGAAGTAAGATGACCTCAGCAAAGTTCATGGCGCGCTCGCTCAGCTCTGCCCACTCAGGATCAGTCTTACACCAGCGGTAATAAGTTTGCTTAGCGATGCCGGCCCAAGCGCAAGCTCCCTCAATGGTGGCGCCTTCTTTGAGCGCCTCGAGAAGCTGCTCTTTTGCTTCAGCCTTGATCGCCATCTTGGCCCCCTTGCGCGCGCGCGCGCGCGTTGTGGGTAACATTTTCTTTATATATGGCCTCCTCAGCATTGAGGACTTCTCTGATTCTATCGAGCAGATCCCGGCTTTGCTCACTTAGGTAGTCACCATGATCTCTGGCATTAAGGACCAAGAGCTCCTCGAGGCGCTCCAGCACCTTGCGCTCATAACGGTCACTCATGACCATCCTCCTGGTGTGGCACTCCAAGCGCTTCGCTGAGGGGGATCAGGAGGGAGGAGATAATCACTCTTGGGTGTCAGATTTTTCCAGCAGTGGGCGATGACCTCCCAACGCCGTTGGCCGTTGACTTCATAGGAGGACAATCGACCTTCAACGTAAACTGAGCCGCCCTTCTTCAATTCTGCTGCCCTTGGGGCCGACTTGCCCCAGACCTTGATTGTGTGCCATTCGGTCTCCTCAATCCACTGCTCTCCTTGTTTACGCCGCTCTGATGTCGCCATCGAGAAGTGGCAATATGAAGCGCCGCCGGTTGTCTGCCTCATCTCAGCGTCTCGGCCCAAGTTGCCAATGAGACAGATCTTGTTAATGCTACTAGTCATGTGGTGTCTCCAGATAGCGCTCAACGCGCTGTGCTAAATCGCCTTGATTCTTTCGTGAGTCGAAGTGGATCTTGATCAAAGCCCTGATGAGCGCTGAGCTTGTGCAGCCGAATTTCTTAACTTCAGAGGTCACGAAGCTGTGCTCACTGGGCGTTACCCTCAAGGCTATCGTCTGGCTTTTGCCGCTCATGCTTTTCTCCCGAAAAAAGAAAAGGCGAGGAGGCAGCACCCAGCCCCCCCGCCAATTCAGGTTAACTCCTCATTAACCCACTTCACTTTATGTTATACATATGTATGACAATAAACACAAGGAGAGGAGAGAATATGAATGTGCTTTTCATTGCTCATGAAGTTCCAATTGAGCTCGAGCTTGTTGACCCTGATCATGAGGTCACGTTAATGACCTCTGAATTTGTTGAGGGTTTTGGTCAACTCAAAATAAACATCACAGGCTCAGTTGATGTTGCGCCCTGCTATAGATCATCGAGCTTTGAGCGCTCGATCTTCACAATCCACAAAGGAGCGATGCTTATCCACTATCGAGCGTCAATCACTGGGCGAATCACCAGCGCTAAGGTTTATCATGCTCCAAGATAAAGGTTGGCCTCCCCGCGCGGTTGAATGGTAGAGTGAACGCAATTCAAGAGGCATGGGTCTAGGGCAGGGAGGCGCAAAACCAATAGAGCATAAGCTTGAGGCTCTGTCAAAGGCCCCATTCCTTTAGCCGCTCATCAGCGCTCTGTCTCCGGTCAGGTCCAGTCATCTGGATGGGAGACCCGAACATTGCTCGAAGACGACTAAGCGCCGCGACGTTACGCCCAAATACTTGGGCGAGCTGCTGAGGCTGGAGGTTGCTTGTCATCACCACACCCAACTTGCCTCCTGACCACCGCTCATAGATCGAGCCGAGAATCTCCGTCGTCTGGCTGACATACCACGCGGTTTTATTCGCGTTCCCTCCCAGCCCTCCAAGCTCATCGAGCAACAGCAGGTCAGTTTGATCAAGCCAACCGCGTAAAGGATCCCGTCGCTTGTTGTCTCCGAAGCCTTCTTTAATTTGGTTCATGAGGTTGGTGTGGCTGATGTAGGTGACTCTGAGGTCAGAGAAGCAACCCCATCGAGCCAAGCAATAGAGGAGCGATGTTTTACCGTTCCCCGGTGGACCCCAGAGGTAGGAGCTGGGGCAATGAGGGAGCCGCTGTGAACCATTGAGGTGATTGAGCATCGAGGTGATGCGCCGTTCTTGGTCTGGGCTGTCCCAGATGTAGCGACCAAGGTGCATGCCAACTGAGTCAGCTGGGAGCTCCAGCTTATTGAGACGCTTGGCGCGCCTTCTGGGGAGCTCGCAATAGTGGCAGAGCTTTACACAATTCCTTGTGTGCTCCACTCTCAACCAACCATCATCACATCGACCACAGAGAGGAATCTCTTTGATGGTTAGTCTTGGAGCTGCTTCGTCAATCCAGTGGAGCTCCTCGAGGTTAACGCTGTTGAGGTGTGAGTAGTCACCGAGTTGTTTAGCCTCTCTTGGGCTGTGGAGTTGTCTCATCTGAAACTGTGCCTTAAGCTCCATGAGCCTGTGAGTGATGTGATCCCATTCTTGGGAGCTCCCAATTCTCGTGAAGTCGCTCATTTAAATCCTCCTCTGATTAATACTTTTTTACGCCTCTGGTTCTCAATGTACTTGGTCTGCATGTTGAGCAAGATCCTCAGCGCTTGTTCGCGTGTCTTGCCAATCGCCCTCTGGATCTCAACTGACTTCTCAATGTTCTCAGGGATCAACCCAAGCTCACAGAGCGAGCTCATGAGGTTGTCTTCTTCATTGCTCTCCTCTGTTGAAACCTCTGTTGTATATCCTTTGTTGTTATCCTTAGTTGTATTGGGTGTCACTATGTCACTAGGGGGTAGTGGCACTATGTCACTAGGGGGTAGTGTCGTATTGTCACTAGGGGGTGTCACTATGTCACTAGGGGGTAGTGGCAATATGTCACTAGGGGGTGTCACTATGTCACTAGGGGGTAGTGGCACTATGTCACTAGGGGGTGTCACTATGTCACTAGGGGGTGTCACTATGTCACTAGGGGGTAGTGACAATATGTCACTAGGGGGTGTCTTTATGACACTGGGTGACCGCGTGATAATGGTCCCAGTGATGAGCTCAACATTGACTTTGGTCATGGCTCGATGATGTTGGGTCTCGTTACGTCGTTGGGCTGATCTGGTCAATAGCCCTAAGTCAATGAGCTCTTTCAGTGCTCGCTTCACTGAGCGCTCATTGATGTTCATCTCTTTGCTGATGTCCTTAGCGCTCACCTGCCCGGTGAAGCTATCCCACTTCACATAGCAGAGGATCCCCAAGAGGGTCAGCTTGGTGTTGGGCTTGAGGTCAAGCTTGTGAATCGCTCGCCTCACGTCGATCTCCTTCATTAGTCGACATCCACAAGGTCAGGATCATGGTCATCGAGCTCAATGAGCGTTGAGCCCTGATGGATCAATTGGCGCTGTCCGTCCCAGACACATTCATGGAGGGCGGTGAGCAGCTCGAGGTCATCAGGGCTGGCGAGCGTCAGCTCCTCAGCGGTCATTGACTGAGCAACCTTAGAGTCAAGGTAGGTGATTAAGAATTTAACATCAGGCTGGAGGTTTCTCAGCGCTGTGCTCAGCTCAGGGTTGAAATCGTTAGGCTCGAAGAAGTTGACGTTAAAGACTTCATTCGCCTTTATCGCGAGCGTGATGGCGAGCTCTTTGGCAGCCACGCGCCGCCCTCTGATGATGTCATGTATATGCGCTCTTGAGCAGTTCGTTGCTTCTGCGAGCTTAGTCTTCCCTCTATATTGAGAGATGAGATCCGCTTTGGATGGGTGCATGATTGGGCTCCTTATCGCCTCGGTGAAAATAGTTGAACAATCAACTTGACTGTATCTGTAGCATGAGCTACGCTTGGAGTCAAGGTGGAATTGAGGAGCGCAGAAGCGCAACCCACCCCACTCCTGCCACCCACTTCAACAAAGGCACAACATGACCCCCCAACTCATCCTCGCAACTATCGCCTTGGCCACAGCCCTGATTGGGCTCTCAAGACTCCTTCCCATTGACTGCCTCACACTCATCATCCTCACGTCGCTTTTCATCGCCTACTAAGGACACACCCTCATGACTAGACGCCACGTCCACCCCGAGAACGCAACACTTGAGCGAGCTGTAAAGCTTGCTGTTATCCCCTTCTGCCTCTTCATCATTCTGATGGTGTGGGTAATCGACACCTACGGAACACACCACCAGCGCCGCGCTGAATATGAATGCAAGCGTGAGGTCAGGAAACTCAAGCCGCTTCAAGTCGAGCGCTTACTAAATCAACAGTTCTTCTCCTACCGCTCAGCCTATGAGTGGTGTGGGTCGCACCCCCAAGCCATCACAGAACCCGCCATTAAGTCGGCAGCTGCAACCCCGCTGTCATATTAGGCCCACCCACGAGAAGGCCCACCCCCCAACAGAAAGGCACAGCCACCATGAAACAAACTATCTGGAATCCCGCAAATGTACAAGAGGCGATTAATATGGCCTCACTCCTCGCCAACAATGATCAGCGAAAGACCCATGAACTCATTATCCTCCATGCAGCTTTTGGCCATCACTTTGACGGTGAGCTTGGGATGCTCTCTGAACAGGGATCAGTAATCCAAGGGAAGCCCACCCTTGGCGCTGATCCTATGGCCGGCATCGTGAGGCGCTCTGGGCTCTGTCGCTATATTCAGGTGACCTCTTGGGACGCGACCCACTGCACACTCAAGACCGCTCGAACTGATGAGCCTGAAGAGGTTGTGCATGAGTTCACCTTCACCATTGATATGGCAAACCAAATGGGGCTGACTCAGCGCGGCCACACCTGGAAGAAAATGCCTATGCAGATGCTGAGGAGTCGCGTCGTAACGATGGCGCTTCGAGCTGTGTTCCCTGACGCGGTCAGCGGCATTTATGGCGCTGATGAGATTGCAGAAAACTCAAACCTCAGTGACCAAGAGAGAGAGCGCGTGGTGGCTCAAGCTATCGGTGAGGCTCCCCCTTCAGCCGCTCCACAGCCACAGCGCTCAGCAGCTCCACGGCCACAGCGCTCAGCAGCTCCACGGCCACAGCAACAGCAGCCTCAGCAGCAACAGCAGCCTCAGCAGGAGCCCAATCGGCTCTATGATTTCAGCACGGAAGATGGGTGGCAAAAGGCGCTCAAGGGATGGGGCCTTGAGCTGAGTGACGCCGTTGAGTTGATCGCTCATATGGTGGACTCTCCCACATCATTAACGCCAGAGCAAAAAGAGGCGCTCTTCTACTCACGCTTGGCCGCTCGATCAATGAGAGACGCCAGCATTCCAAACGACTGGTTCACTGGCACTATGGATCAAGTCAAAACCTATCATCAGAACCTCTATGACCAGTTCAGCATCCTCAAGTATATGCTCCCCAAGTGGTTTGGCCCAAGAATGTCTCATGGAGCGTGGATGGAGACTCTGCGCTTGGCCCAAAGCATCAAGCTGAAGGAGCGACGGGAGAAGGCAATTGAAGTGCTCAAGCAGATGAGCCCGGTCGACTGGAGCGCCTACGATTATGTCCAGTCGTTACTCGATGAAGACATGCTCCACGGCTGAAAGACAAATGACCGAAGAGAAGAGAGCGGCAGCGCTCGCCAAAAAACGCGAGTACTCAAGGCAAGTCAGAGCCAATATGACCGAAGAGGAAAGGGCAGAGGTGAGGGCGTTTAATCGTCTTCGATGGTCCCTTATGTCTCCAGAGGAGCGAGCGCGCTATAATGAAAGAGCACGTTTGCGCTATGCAAACATGACTGAAGAACAGCGAGAGGCGCGGCGCGAGTACCAACGGAAGTACCGTGCAAGCATGACTGAAGAACAGCTCGAGGCACGGCGCGAAAAGCAGCGCCGGTACCACCGTGAAAAGACAGGAGAGCAACGGGAAGCATGGCGCGAGTATCAACGCAAGCGCCGCGCCAGGATGAGTGAAGAAGAGCTCGAGGCGCGGCGCGAAAAGCAGCGCCGGTACCACCGTGAAAAGACAGAAGAGCAACGAGAAGCACGGCGAGAGTATCTGCGCCAATACTATCGCGAACGTAAAGCCAAGACCAATGACCGAACCTAAGACACCCGAAGAGAGGAGAGCGGCAACGCTCGCCAGGTATCGCGAGTACTCAAGGCGAGTCAGAGCCAATATGACCGAAGAGGAGAAGGCTGAGGTCAGGGCGTTTAATCGCGCCAGATATGCCGCCATGTCTCCAGAGGAGCGACTTGCTTTTAGCGAAAAGCAACGCGAGTACAGACAAAGGCGCCTAGCCAAGATGACCCCTGAGCAGCTCGAGGATCATCGCGCTCGACGTCGAGAGTATCAGCGCGAGTATCAACGCAAGCGCCGCGCCAGAATGAGTGAAGAAGAGCTCGAGGTGTTTCGCAAGCGTCACAGGGAGTATATGCTTAAGTCCCGAAACAGGAAGGCCAATGACCAAGGCTAATGCAACCCAACAGCGCAAGCGCCGCGCCAAGATGACCCCTGAGCAAATCGAAGAGAAGCGCAAAAGGGATCGAGAGCACAAAAAGCTGAAGCGCGCCAGCATGAGCAAAGAAGAGCTTGACGCGCTTAGGGCGAAGAGGAGAGAGCAAGAGCGGGTCAGACGCGCCAATAGGAGCCCAGAGCAAGTTGAGGTCGACAAGGCAAAGGCTCGCGCTCGAGCAAAGCGACGCTACCGCTCAGATGAGAAATATCGAGAGCAAGTTAATCGCGGCCACAAAGACTGGTATAGGGCAATGAAGGCAGACCCTGAAAAACACGCCGCCTTTAGAGCTCGCCAGAGAATATATGAACGGCAATGGAGAGCTCAGCAAACTCCAGAACAGCGCGAGAGACATCGAGCGGCAGACCGCCGGAGAGCGCGCAAGCGAAGCCAAACAAAGACACCGGCCCAGAAAGAGGCGAAGCGCGCTTATGAGCGTGACTATCACCTTAGGAAGTGGTTTGGGCGCGAGAAGGCCAAGGCGCTCAGCGCTTACGCCAAGCTCTGGCCAGACCACACACCAGAGCAAATTGAGCGCCGCTATTCCCTGCATTTACTCTGGCGCGCTCAGATGTGTACAACTTGTACACTGGGTGAACCTAAGCCTTATTGTACAGCTTGCTTACTTCACGCGACTAACAATAAGCGCTAAGGACGTTCCCACAGCGACAGCGCCAACCCCCACAGTCACCCAGGTCATAGTGTTGCCAAACGCCTCATGATCTGCCCTCTGGATCTGCTCACGCTCGAGCGCAAGCTGAAGCGCTTCAATGGTTCGCCGGTCCTCCACTCGTGACGCTTTCTCTAAGTTTACCGCTTCGCTAATCTGGGTGAGACACTCCTCATGAGCAGTTTTGGCAGCGGCTTCAACAGCGCTTGAGCAATAGCCCGTCGCGCTCTC